CTGCCATTTCTAAAATCTCCGTTACTTATATTCGTTTTCATAGCGTGCCTTTTGTTTTGCATTCGCTATCTTAATTAGTCTTAGTCGCTCTAATTTTTTCATTCTTCTTTTAGTTGATTTTTTTGTAAAGTATCTTCGGTCTCGAACTTCTTCTAGAATTCCCGACTTCTTTACTTTTTTCGAGAATTTCTTAATCATTTTCTCGGTTTGGTCCTGATCCCTGACATAAACGTCAACATGGACTGGTGTTCTTCTTCCCATTATAAATCCTTTACTTTAGTGCTTTCCACTTGTCACCTGCTAAATTAAACAAATTACTTATATCTACTCCCGAATCCGACGGGTCGACTCCTGAAAGAGGACTAGAGCCGGCGTCGGTTGAACCCGGAGAACCGCTGGTACTTAAAGGCTTAGTACCTTCAAAAACATTCTTCATCTTGCCTCCCCCTATCGCATCAAGCATCTTTCTTTTTGTTTCAAGAAGCCTTTTACGATGGTTCTCCTCTTTTTCTTTCAAAAGAGGGACGCTGATCTTATTGCTAGCTTTCTCTAATTTCTCTGGTTCTTTAGCTTCCGCAATCAAATTCTGCGCCTTGGTGATTCCAAATGCAACTTCGGCTATAATCTCCGAAAGTATGCCTTCTTCAAATAATGCCTCTTTGACACACTCTTTTATCATCGCTTTTAATTCTGATTTCTTCACTTAATTCTCAAACTTATATAAAATGTTACTTAACGATCTATTAATCCTATCAGCTCGATTATAAACGTTTGTCTTATCTTTTGCTTCTGTCATCATGAAAGCACCAGGTGTAGATGGTTCTGAAACAATATCAAAACATATTAGCTGAAAATCATCTTCCACCATCGTTGTTCCGTTACTCTCCTTTACCGAACCCATACCTCTGGACGAAATACCTAGTTGGGCGCCGGATTCAACTAGCGCTCTTAGCGTTTTGCCTGCAGGGGTGTCTAATACTTTTATTTTCCCCATACACTTCTTGCCTTCCATCCAGACCGAAGTCACCATGTGGGATACGCTCACCAGATTGATGACCGAAGAATCCGGATGATCAAGTTCGCCAAGGGCCCTATGACCTTCGACAAGGCGCCTATAACTCTTAATTTCTCTCTCGAGGATAGCCTGTGGGTAAATACGGCCGTTGCCATTCTTTGTCTCCGCCATTTGCATGAGGCCTGAGAGTATGAGCCCGCCGTCGGAAACATATTTCTTTTCGGCTTCTGTCAGAAGGTCTTGGCATATCCCTCCTTCACAGAGTTCAAAATATTCTCTTATAAGTTTCATAATTTTCCTCTTTGCGGTGGTCAACCGCTTCAGCTAAGCTCCCTTGCAACAGTTAGCAACGGGTCTAATATACCATCTTATTGTGGCAAAAGATTTCATTTATATCTCCTAAAGCCTCTTTTGGCTTCCCTTTTAGTTAACTTTTATACCGTTATCATCAAAAACTACATCAAAAATATAACTTATTAACGAACCCAGAAAACCTAATAACAAAGCAGTTACTGGTGAATTGTCAAAAGTAAATAGTTTTGTATAATCGTTTAGGGACCACAAAAAAATGCCTGACCAAAAGCCAGTACACATAGTGCAAGATAAAAGATCTCCCATCCAGCCTTTGGTGGGGCGGATTTTGTCTAGAATCTTTCCGTATACTAGTATTTGGGTCAGGCCGGCGCAAGAGAGAGAAAAATAAAGCAGGCTCATCCTTCCTCTTCTTTCTTTTTTGCGTTCTCTCGGATAAGGGAATAGTTGTATTGAAAGCCAAATGGCCGGATGCCAGGATGCATAGAACCCTTTCTGTTTGACTGTGCGACATCGCCTAGCTCTGTTGAGTTCTCGTCGCTAGGATTAAGCAGATAGTCTAGACGATCATCTTCAAACTCTGCTGCGCTCTTAAAATATGGGCGCTCTTGGTTTAGATATTCGCTCAATATATATAAGCATGCTTGGAGTGCGTCGACTCCTGGAATTTTTGACTCTGAAATTTTACCTTCGAGAGAGCCGTGCACGTTGCCGCCTCGGACTGATGCATTTTCGATTATGCCTCGCTTAATGAGGTATTCGAACATTCTGTCTTGGGCTTGGTATACTTTATCACTCAACTTGTGCTTAGGAAAAGAAATACATTTTGTGCCGTCGCCGGAAAGGACAATATCAATATCTTCATGATCGAATATCATGACACTGCCATCTAGAGTACGGCGCGCCTTGAGGCTTATTCTTGGGGACTTCTCTATTTCAACTGATAGTGGCATCTTGTTTTATCTCTTCTATTAAATCTTGTGTTTTTAAGACAACTTCAATCATATCAGTGTCTAATTCCCTCTCGTGGTAAGACTCCAATATGGAATATACTTTATCTATCTTCTCTTTTAAACTAGCGTCTTCGCTAATGTCCGCGTCTTTCTTGCACTCAAGAAGCTGGTCTTTCAACGAACCGACCTCCTCATTTAGATAGTACTTAAATTCCAAACCACTGTCGGAAAAAGAGGAAATATATTTTTCTAAAAGAATCTTTTGACTTTCTTTTAGGCCATTTGAATATTCTTCATTGAATTTTTCTACAAAAGTTTTATATACCAAGTTGTCGACGGGGGCCTGTGTTTCTTGTGTTTTGCAAGATTCTGACATCTGGATAACAATGCTCTCTTCTAGTAATACCCTATCCTTTATTGGCAGCGCGGCTTGGAAGATTGAGTATACCGTTGCTAGATTTTTATAGTTTGGCACAAAATTAGTAAACAAAGTTTTTGACAAGGTTTTATTTATTTTGTTAATCAGCGAAGATTGCTCTTGGAATATTACCTTTTTATTTAAGCCTAGGTATTTTTCTTTCGCTTCTACAATAATCTTTTCTGCTAGTCGCTTCTCAATTGCTCTTGTTTCATATACGCTTTTATAGAGATCAAGTTCTTTATTTAACTCAGTGCCTTTTGCAAAGTGTTCTTTCATAATTAAAACAATTCTTTTTTGTTTATTTTTATTCTTCTTTACAATCGATTTCGTCAATTCCCTAACGAGTGCCTCATATACAAACGCAGTATTTCTCTTCTTGTTATGTTTCAGTCTCATCTTTATTTTTCCTCGATTTTAAATTTAAATCCTCAAACAAAACTTTCAACTCTTCCTGATCTTTTAAAAGCTTTTTTTCTTCTTCTTTAGAATAAATAGTTAGTTTACTCTCATAAACACCAGTCCCTCTTGCAAGACTTGTTAACTCCTGCGATCCTGGTAGTGTTTTTCTGCGTGTTCCCACCTCCGGGGATGCCGCCCTGTTCATATTCTTTTTGCGGGGACCGGATGATTTTCTTCTGTCGCCGGCTAAAGATAAACCTCGGGGCTCGTACCAGCCATGAGATTTTGAGGTAGTCGTGTGACCTTTTCGGTTTGTTTGTTTTCCAATACCATCGTCCCTTTTGCCAGGTGGTGCTGCGAGAAGGTCGCCCTCTTCAGGCCCCTCTGGGGCGCCGGCGCCTTCAGGTTCCATTCCACCTAGATCTCCGCCTAAGTCACCTTCCCCTGTGGGGGCCCCAAGTTCAGGTTCCATCCCTGCCATACCTGTACCACCTTCCTCTCCCATATCCCCACCGAGTTCGCCGCCGGGTGCCGTGGCAGCGGCCTGTTCAGCTTCGGCTGCAGTCTCAAGCGCGGCTTCAAAGCGACGGTCATAAAACATTTCTCTTCGGTTTCGGATAAATTCTTCGTCTGACATACCAAATAGCTTTTTGGCTAGCCACTGCTTAGAAAAGAAGCCTTCGGTGGCCGAGGAGGCAATGTCAAACTTTGTCTTCCAGTGCTCAAGTTCTTGCATCTCGGCAATCTTTGAAGGATTGTTGAGGGATAGCTTAAAGCTAACCAGGTCTTCTTCTCTATATCCGATTGTGTAAAGGTGAATTGTGCCGATCTTCTCAAGTTCTGTTATAATAGATCTCTGAAGCCTTTGAACAGTCCTTGCAAACCTAATATCCTTTTGAGCAAGAGTCGTCTTATCTTCTGCGGCTTTGTCTGAATCAGAAGAGAGATAAGAAGCTGGTATCTTCAATGCTGAAAATAGCTTATCTCTTAAATATTTAACGTCGTCGATGTCACCTGTATATTTACCACCTTGAATCGATTCTATCTTTGTTCCGCTTTGGCCGCCGCGGACAGGGATAAAATAATCTTCTTCAATTGAAAGCGGGTTATAACGAAGGTCGACACGGCCGGTGTCAGGATCAACAACTTGGTTTCGCTTCATCTGTGTCATCGCCTTCTGCATATACTGTTCGATATCTTGCGGTGGGATTGACCCGACATCTATATAAAAGGCGCGCCTTTCGGGAGATCTGACAATACGATAGGCCATCATTGCGTCTTCTAGCAAGGTTAGTTGTCGCCAAATTCGTCGTGAAGGCTCCAATACTGATGTGCCATATGGGTTATACTTATCATTTCCTAGGACTCTAAAGTGACCTATTTGCCAGTTTTCAAAAGTTAGGCCGGCAGTGTTCCACTGATATTGTATATAATCTGGATTTCCCTTGTCTTCACCTTCGAGCCTTTCAACTTCTGATGTGGGTAGACCAATGACGCTCGTAATGCCGACCTTTTCGTCTAAATCGAGATATAGAAAGAAATCTCCGTACTTACACATTGCTCGGCACCAGGAGAAGAGATTGTACTCTACATTAAGAATGTCGTAATAAAGTGATTCTAGGATTGTTTTAATCTCTTCATTGTCACTCTTAACGCTCAAGACTTTCTGCAGGCCGCTGTGAGTCGTCATTTCGTCAGAATAGATATCCAAAGCAGAGGCAATCTCCGGAGTATACTCCATTTGATCGAAGTCCACATATCGCTCTGTCCTTGCTTGACTGGCCATGGCTTGCGCTTGTAGGTTATCGTATGGACTATATGCTGTTTTTTTAAAGTCGCGGCCGCTAGCAGAAGTAAACTTTGAAGCGTACTTGTCTATATCCATTCGCTTTAAGCGGTGGTTGGTCTGCGTTCTGTAATTGACTAGAGGGCCTGATAGCAGTCGGGTTAGTCTTCGAAATAAAAGACTTTGTGGGTTTCTTGGATTGTTCTTTAATTTTTTAGCCATTTTTTATCCTTTAAAAAGCCAGGGAAATTGTTCTAGGTTGCTCCTGTGCTCTCTGGCCTCGTCATGAAGTTTCATGTCTTTTTGACCTAACATACCACCAATTCTGGTGTCTAATTGATTTCCTGTTCTAGTTATCGCCCCAAGAAATGCTTTATCGTATTCAAGCTCTCTTTGGTTCGCAGAGAGAGCAGTATCCCTGACCCAACAGCCGACTGCACATGCCATAATAAGATCATCGTTATATGACCTCATTGCAGCTGGGCGGCCATGATTCCAAACAAATGTCTTCATTTCAGCTATAAGTCTAGTTGAATATATCTTAATTAGGCTGTTTCTTACAAATTCTTCCATCTTTGCTATAATCAAAGGCCTTGTTTTGGAGGTCGTTGAGAACCCTGCGATCGCGTTATTCATGTTCTCTGCTTGATATTCGTCGACGAACTCATGAGTTGACTTCACAGAATAATAAAGATTCGGGTATGCTGCTTCTCTTAATTTGTCCAAAACTGCGAACCCAACTGTATTATTCTCCACTACTAAAAGTGCACTACCATATTCTAACCCAATATCATATAAAATTTTAGAGAAAAGATCAGGTGTTATTTTTCCCCTGTACTCTGCTACAACTTCCATAGTGTTTGTTTTGAATACTAATGCGGTGGAAAAGTCCTTACCATCACCCCTGGCGACGTCTGCAGAAATAAAATAATCTTGGCCTGCTGTATAGTTTTCCCAAATCCACAAATTACGATCGAATCCTGTTTTATATTTTGGTTCTCTACATGTGCTTAAATGCTTTTCCAAATCCTCGGAAGAAAACACTGTTTCCCCAGACATATTAAAATTGCATTCAAGCTCTTGAGCAATTTCTCTGCGAGACATGTTTCTTGTTTCTTTCTCGAACCATGCCTGGTCGCGGTCAGGATGCTTTTGCCATGGCAATACAGTAGGCTTGAAGTCATTGGTTTCACTTTCAGCCTCTGAGTATACTTTGTGAAACCAGTTGCCGACACCGTTTGGTGTGGAAAGTGCAATGCATCGGCCACCGGTCGACAAGGTAGGATATAGACCCATCCACAATTCTTCAAGACCCTCGACATGTGCGGCCTCGTCAATGACTAACAAAGACAATGCTTCAGAACGACCTGCGTCGCCCGATGTTGAACTAGCTTTTATCTGGGATCCGTTTGATAAAACAAAACTAGTCCTGTTATCAATATCAACTTCTGAAATTCTCAGCCATTGTGGAAGGTTTTTTATAATTGCTTTTACTTTCTTTACTAGATTCGCGGCAGTACTGAACTTAGTTGCAATGACTAGAACGTTCTTCTCACGATGGAAAAGCATGAGCCAAGCCACGTAGGCGGCCGATATAGTAGAAATACCTAACTGCCTAGCTTTTAGAATTACATTAAATCTGTAATCTTCGAAATCTTTAAGTAGATCTCTTTGGAAGTCGTAGAGGTGGAAAGGTATTAATCCCTTTTGGGGGTGCGTTATCTTCGCGTAAGTATTGATGAAATAATCAGGAGTTTTTCCACACTTGACTATCTCTTTCATTATTTCTTTCTTGGAAAGAGAGAATGCCATATTTAACTACTTCTTTAAGCCACCAAGAGCCATCATCTTCTTGAATTCAGGCTCGATTTCTCTTCCGTCAGTGTAAGAGTCATTTGCTTCTGCGTCTGTGCCGCCAATCTTATAGCACTTGTGAACCTTCACGCTGCAGCGAAT